ATCGGCGGCACAGCGACATCCATCGCGGTCTTTTACTATGGCAGATTTCGTCGCTACTGTAGTTGGTCTATACCATCGACATACCTCTCCGGCGTCCTTTATCCTGATCGTTCGGGCGAGGTGGACGACGCGGGGTCATGTTGGGGGTCGGACCCATCAGTTGACCCAAGTGGAGTATTTGCTCGAGGAGGGGGAATCAGTGCCACAGAACGTGAAATCTGCGGCGTTGAGCGAAATGCGAGCAGCGGCGGAACGGATCTATCCGGATCACGCAGCAATAGGGTTTCACGAGGCAGAGCAGTTAAGTATTGGTGTGAGGAGATTCGGGTCAAGTTTGGATTTATTCCTAGCCGGACGGAAGCAGCCCGTGTTGCCGCATCCGAATGGCTACGGAAGGAGCTTCAGGCACAACACACCCGATCTTGTGACATCAATGCCATCGTGCCTGTTGTTGTTGAATCGCTATTTGTCCCAACTGAGGCCGACCTCATTGGGCGCGCATTACGCGACCATCCCCGCGTCAGAGAGCGACAACTCCACATGGGAGTCGGAAGACAGCGGTGGTTCTAGGGCTGCCGTGTAGTGTGTGAGGGGGTTACAACGAAGGTTGTTCGTCAGCCCAAGTTTGTAATCCCCATGGTGGTCAACACACTAGACGGTATACCCAAGACACGACGGTTTGAACGGTTGTCCGTCGTGTGTCAAGGTGGTGAGTGGGGCGTCCACAACCACAACCGTACGAACGTGGTGCGGGGATTGGTGGAAAGGGTGTATTCCGTAGAGAGGAAAGGCGAGCTGGTTCGCCCACCACAACCACTGAAACATAAGTTTAAGGAACTTTCGAGCTTTCGGGCCGGGCTCCTCAGGCATCTTGATTCATGCCGCCGATGGACTAATCAAGAATTTCTTGATTCTTATCACGGCGCCAAGAAGTTGCTTTATGAGCGAGCCTTTGACAGCCTAACCCTAAGGCCTTTGTTGCGTCAAGATGGCTACCTTCAAACTTTTGTTAAGGCTGAAAAACTGAATTTCAGTAGTAAGCCAGACCCTGCTCCTCGTGTGATCCAGCCCAGATCCACGAGGTATAACTGTGTAGTTGGACCCTACCTCAAGCCTTTGGAGAAACGCATTTACCACGCAATCGACAAGGTTTTTGGAGGGCCCACTGTTATGAAGGGGTTGGATGCATACAAGCAGGGTGCTGTACTCCACAGCAAGTGGAGGCGTTTCCATGACCCTGTTGCCATTGGTTTGGACGCTAGCAGGTTTGATCAGCATGTGTCAACTGACGCCCTTAAGTGGGAACATTCTGTGTACAATGCCTGTTATCGGAGCAAAACCCTCAGCAAGCTGCTCACATGGCAGTTGGAAAATGTCGGATATGCGCGCACCCCTGATGGCTTTGTAAAATACAAGGTTAATGGGTGTCGCATGTCTGGTGACATGAATACTGCCATGGGCAATGTCCTCATCATGTGTGCTTTGGTTTGGCAGTTTCTGTCCGATATGCACGTTGATGGTGAACTTGTTAACAATGGTGATGATTGTGTTATCATTGTTGAGCGTAGCGACGTGAGTAAGGTCCGTGGAACCGTTGAGAAGTGGTTCCTTGGATATGGCTTCACCATGAAAGTTGAGGAAGACGTGGAGGTGTTTGAAAAGATAGTATTCTGTCAGATGCAGCCCGTCTTCGATGGCAGCGATTGGAGAATGGTGCGCAATCCTCGCATCACTTTTGACAAGGATGGGATCAATCTCAAACCCGGTAATCAAAGGTTTGAGGATTGGTTGCATACTGTTGGTGAGTGCGGGCTGGCCTTGACTTCGGGACTTCCGGCCG